GGGCTCAACCATTACGGCAAGGCGGTGTCGGTCGTGTATTCAATCGTGACCGCAGCGCCCGACGCCGGGTCCAACCCGATAAACGGGACACCCATGTACACCAACTCGGTTCCGCCAACCTTCGGGGTCTCACCCTCAAAACGGGTGTCGGCAATGGTTATCCGCAGCGTCTCGCTGGTGGTCCCGGCGATGATGTCGCCGACGAACTCGAGGACCAACTCCGCCGATGTGTCCGCAACGAACAGGTCGTAGAAGTCGGTGTTGTTCTGGAACTCGACATCGAGGTTCCCGGCGAGGGTGTCGAAGGGCACGTTGACCGGTTCGCTCATCAGTCCCTGGCTTCCCAGGAACCAGCGTTGCTCGAGGTTGTTGCCGATTTGCAGCGACCCGACAGACCGGACGTTCGCCATCGTCACCGAGTCGACCTTCACCGCTCCCTCGGAGTAGGTGAAGATCTTGGGTGTGGCGTAGGATGCCGATGCCAGGGCGGTGGTCGTCTCCTCCTCGCGGGACAAGAACTCGAAGCTGCACATCAGAAGCCCGTCCTGGTCGATACTGAAGTCCGCCGAGACGACCTTTGACCCCGGGTAGGTGAACTGCTCGACAGTCCTGTCGAAACGCATCACGCCTTTTTGGAGGGTGAGCCCGGTATCGACCAAGGCAGCAGAGTCAGGGGTGAAGGTGTGGGTCCACGCATCACCGACCTCGTCCTCGACCGTCGCTACGTCTCCAAGCAAGTGCTTGAAGAAAAGGCCGAAGCCGCTGGTGGCGACTTCGGTGTTGAGCGTACCGGTGGCCCAGCGCCGGGTTTCTCTTCGTCCCTGCCCGCCATATTTGCGGCCCGAGCGGATGCCCTGAGATACGGCGATGTTGCGTTCGTGCTGGTGTGTCTCACTGACGAACTCAAAGAAGCGGTTAGGGGTGATCGGGGTGTCCCAATCAACCTGCTCTCCGACTCCCCATTGATGTTTTACGTCGCCCACTTAGGACTCCTTCTTCTTGGTGGCTACTTTTTTCCAGGTGTCTTTTTGCTTGACCAACTCGCGAGCCACGCTCGCCTCGACATCGGCAGACTCCCCTCGTTTCACCCACTGACCAGTGACCGCGATCTGACGTTCAGGTTCAGGGCCGAGAAAACGAATCTTCATGGGAGTGCTCCTAGTTCTTGCTTGTGCGCGCGTGGTATTCGATATCGAACTCAATGACACACCTGCGGGCCGGGACGCCTTCACCGATAAACCAGGCCATTGAGACCGAGTTGCGATTGGTCACCTTCGAGTTGAAGGTCTGATCGCCCACGCTGGGCGCGTCGGTGCGGATCACGTTGTCCACTTCGCCCATCAGCTCAGCGGCGCGGTCCTCGGCTTGCTTGGCGGTCGCAGCACCGGCTCCGGGGCGGGTGACGTTGACCCGGCAGCTCACGATCACAAACTCGTCCTGGCGCTGTTGTTCACCGAGAGCGATCCGTTCGGTGTCGTCGGTCATCTGCCAGCCGATGGCCACCGAGTCGCCGTTGTCCTCGTCCGGTGACGGGAAGTAGCTAACTATTTTAGGAACGGGGGAATAAGCCGGGTTGGCCGCGGCGATAGCCGCAACGGTTTTGGTTACCAGTGAATTCTTGAAATCAAATGCGGTCCATTCGGTGCTCATGCCACCGACGGAATCCGCGGGGCGGGGTTGGCCTTGAGCCACTCCCACACCTTCGGAGGCCACACCAGCCCACCGGTCTGTTGAGGGAAGGCCAGGGACTCACCAGCGGCGGCTGCGGTCATCGCATACGCCGACAGATCGGAGGGGACAAGGTTGGCTACAGCCATCCTCAACCCGTTCTCTTCCGCTTCGAGGTTGACCGGGGTCACCCCGTACTCGTACTCGATGATGACGTTGAACAGAGAGTCATACGACGCCCGAGGCCAGGTCGTAGGACCGATCACCTTTCGGCCGTGAAGGGTGTAGTCGCCTACGGTCTGAGCAACCCCGGCGACCTCCACGGATAGGAGCCGCTGCACGTCGTAGAAGCGCCCCGACCCTCCTGACATCCGGCCATCAGCGTCTAGTGGATGGCCGTCTCTGAGACTGAGTTCCCTGGTACCCGACCCGTGGAGTTCCACCCGACAATGACGCGACACCCAGGACCGGCCCGTCCGATGCTCGAACTGCTCAGTGACCAGCTCCCGCATCCTGGCAATAGCGAAGTCGGGATAAGTGGTGGTCGAGGAAAGCGGAGTCTGCTGGCCGGTCACCGTCTTGGCCCGCGCCTGGTCGATGGTGAACAGGAGCGACCCGACGATGTCCTCGTAGAGAGTGACCACTTCACCGGAGGAGACGACCTTCCAATCCAACCGGAGCGTGTCGAGTTGGTCGTTGTCCGCCACCGCAAGTTGGTAGGAATAGGAGCCGTCAGCGTTATCGTCGGTCGCGGCGTCAGTGTCGACGGCAGACCCGTTGGACCGGGTGACGGAGACGGTTACCGTCCCCACGGAGGCGGTCCCGAAAGACACTCCAAAAGTCGGCTCAGTATTGACTAAGAACATGTCAGAGCTTGGTCCCTTCTAGTCCTACACCCGATGGCGACCCTTCAGTACCGAACCCCGACACGCTGCGCCCCTCTAACCGCGTCCGCCCCGTCGGGAATTGACCGGAGACGCTGCCCACCCAGTCGATGGCCCCGAGGACTGAGCCTTCGGTGACCGTCGACCCATCCACTGTGCCGACCCAGCTGACCGACCCGAATGCGGCACCCTCGGCAACATCGGCCTCTGGGGATTCGCCGACGACACTCCCGACCCAATCGACCGAACCTGAGGCCGACCCTTCGTGGGTCGCTTCGCCGGTGACGGCACCCGTCCAGGTAATCGATCCGTTGACCGACCCGTCCTGTTGTCCAACCGTGGGAGCCTCGCCGGTGACTACCCCATCCCAGGCGATAGACCCGGAAGCGGAGCCTTCGTGGTCGGCGGAGCCGAGGACCGAACCTGCCCAGCCAAGAGCGCCGGAAACCGATCCCTCGTGGGTAGTGGCACCTGTGACGGTTCCGTCCCATGTGAGCGATCCTGAGGCGTCTCCTGACCTGTCAGTGGTGCCGGTGACCGTTCCTGCCCAGTCGATGGCCCCGAGGACTTCGCCGTCTTGGATGCTGACCGGTGCTTCGCCGGTAACAGACCCAACCCAAGCGATCGATCCGGAAGTTGACCCTAAGCGAACCGAAGTGCCGTCGACCGAACCAACCCAGCCGATAGACCCAGATACGGAGCCGCTGCGAACATTGGTCCCGGTGACAGACCCAACCCAGGCGATACCACCGGTCGCCGAACCTTCGTTGGGCCCAGCGACGGCGGGGGTGTAGTCGATGGTGACGGTCAGGTCACCAACCCCGATGGTCAGTGTCGACCCGTCCTTGCCTTTGGTCTGCTGGTAAGTGGCGTACGTCGTTGTTCCCGACGTCCCGGCCGCAACCACGTCGCTCTGCTCCCAGTCCGCAATAGTCACCGCGTTGTCAGGAGCCGAGTCGGTCAGGTCAAACGCGTTGAAAGTGTTCGCCAACCCCGACGCGTCCGTGTCGTCAACGGTTGCAAGCACCGTGTCCGGGTTTGGAGCTGCGCCGGGAGTGGACAACGACGCTCTCCGCAACGCCGTCCACCTGTCATCGCCGAACGCTGCACCAGTAACAGAAAGTTGGAAGCGGACACTGTTAACACCCGCCGGATCGAAATCGCCCGGAGCGGTACCGTTATCGAGGTCGAGAGCACCGGCCAGGTCGAGATCAGCCGACTGGAGTTGGTTGGTGTTGGTCCTAGCCCAGGTGGCCATCAACCCTCCTTAAAGCAGCATTGGCCTGTGCCTGGTCCAAAGGTTCCGCAGTTGCCGGCCGAGTTGTGCTTCTCCCACAGCGGACGGACATGGGTTAGGTATCGACTGTCAACATGGACCGCTTCCCACGACCCCAACTCACGGCGAAGGCCACACACCCAATGCCTGCCCGGAACGGTGTCCTCCTCCAGGAAGGGACAGACCTTCCCCTCGATCCAACAGCAATGGCCAGCGCCGTTGCCCGTACAGGTCAGGAGGCGGTGCCCGGAATGCTGATTCCGGTAACCGTGTATTCGCCGGCGGCGTTGAAGGTCTGGTCACCGGTAGTGACCTGCCACCCATAGAAGGTGCCAGTAGTGAGCGCCGACCAAAACCCGGCATGGGTGGCAGCACCCGACCCGGCACCACCCGTGAAGGGCAGGTCAACGGTCGCGACCATGTCACCATTGGCGGCAGCAACCCAGGTGATCTCCTGGCGGGTTGATGTCGCCTCGCTGCTACCAGCCGCGTCCGGCTCCGCGGTGTGGATCTGCAAATGGGTCATCGCCGCTTGCATGGCGGCAGCGCCGATGTTGAGGATTGTGTCATTCAGCGCCATTCAGGGCCTCCAGTATCTCGGCCTTGGTCATTGATTCGTCGGCCTCTACTCCTGCCGCCGCAGCGGCTTCAAGGAGCTCGGCCTTGGTGTTGGACATCGACAGGACCGGGACCTCCTCCCGCGAGGGGAGGAGGTCTGCCGGTTCCCAGCCGTGCTCGCCAATGACGTGACCACCGGCTCGTATTTCACTCATAACGCACCTCCTAGGTACGGAACGCGGCGACAGTCACCGTGGTTACCGCCGAGTAGGTGACCGCGAGAACCGTGCCCGGGTACACGCCTTTATTGGCGGGGAGGGCTTGGATCTCTTCGGCTCCTACTGTGTAAGCGATACCACCGACCGTGACCGTGATTCCCGCCACTGCGGCGTTGTTGACCAGCAGGAACACCCCGTCGAGGACGTGGTTGGCGTTCTCGGTGCCGGAGACGATGGTGTCGCCTCCGGCATTCGCGGCTACGAACGCAATGTCTGCGTTGACTTCACTAACTGCGATGGCAGCCATTAGGCGGCGTCCATTGCACGGATGCCCAAGACGCGGAGCACCTTGGTAGCGAAGTAGCCAAACAGGGCCATTTCGATGATCTCCGGACCCTGCTTCTCTTCGAAGCGGAAGGTCAGGGTGGGGGATTCCCACACGTAGACATCGGCACGGTTGACGATCAGGACCTCGGCGTTGCCCGAGGTTCCGGTCATTGCCCACGCCTTGCCGAACCCGACACCGTCGATCGGCCATGCGCCAGATGTGGCGTTGGCCTGACCAAAGGCGTTCTGGGCTCCCACCGCGGGGATGAACGGGCGTCCCGAGCCGTCGACATCTGCCGAGATGGCAGCGGACGCGGCCTGTGACACTGCGCCACCTGTCGGCGACGCGAACCGGGTGAACGAGTATTCGTCCATCTCGTCTCGAATGTCCTGCACGATCGTCGCCGCGGCGTATGTGTCGCCCGCGGTGTTGTTCGTGTTCAACTCGGTGTAGACCTTTGCTTCGGTCTTCCGTGCATAGTCCTCCCTGAGCGCGGCGAGGACTATGCCGTCCACACCTGGGCTCGAGGAGTCGATGATCTCCCGAGTGATCGGCAGCTTCCCGGACACAGCGACCGGCGACACAGTGGCCGACGTGATCGTCAATGTGCCTTCGGTCGGTGGCGACCCTTCAGAGTGGTCTCCGACCAACGCCACCGAGATCGTCCCGAACTGCGGCACCACGAAGGGTGTCGCATCCGAGAGGGTACCTCGCGACGCCAGGTCAGCCAGGGGCCGGCCCTGCGCCAGGATCGGCACAAACAGGTCAGGCCGGTAACCCGGTGGGATCACATCGGCAGCCGCTGTGGTGTCCACATCCGCGAACAGCGGTTGACCCTGAGAGTCAAACAACGGCGTGTTCTGCGGGTTGGCGAAGTTCATCCGCTCCGCTGCCACCTTGGCCGTGTTGTGCTGCTGCGCCTGGAACTTCCGGTACCGATCCTCGGCTTCTGGGTCATGCTCCTTGGTGGCATACCAGACGTCACGAAGCAGCGAATGACCGGCTCCACTGAACCGGTAAATCGGCGATTCGGTGACCTGCATCCAACGGGACGCCTTGACGGTGCCGCGCTCGGCATCCTGACCCTCAAACATGGTCTCGAATGCACCAGCGACAGACTTGCCGATCGACTCGCCGAGCCCCTTAGTGAGCTCGACGTGAGCCTCGGTCATCTGGCCGATGGCGTCCTTGAGCGAGAACTCTGCGTCCTTCTCTTCCTTCTTCTCTTCCACCTTTTCGGTGGACTCGATGGCGTTCTTTTCGTCAGCCATTTTGATACCTTCCTCTTGCTGCAAAGTGACGGATGTCACACGCGCGTCGTCATATGACGGCACCGGGATCAAAGCCACGGATGCCAGACGTGCGCTGGTGACCTTTCTCACACTCCTGTCGTCCGGGTCTGAAATCCACCCGTCCGAATCTGCGAAATGTGGTTCGATGGAGAACCCGTCGAGGACTCCGTCCTCAGCCAGCGAGAGCGCCCGGTCTCCCTCTTCTCCTCGGGCGATTACGAACGTCCCATCGAGACCAGCCTGAGTCGACTGGAGCCTTACGGCCCGTCCGATTGATTGCTTCCGGTCGTGGTGCAAGTTGAGCTTGACCCGGCCGACATCTTTCGCGTATAGCGAATCCTTGGCGAACTTCCATTTGGAGATGCCCTGAGAGTCGAACGTCGCCACGTCCCACGGCAACAGCAAGCCTGAGATGGTTCGCTTCTCCTGGTTGACCCGGAACTCGAGGTCTCCGGTGTCGAATGTGATTTGTGGGTCACTCATTGACTGGCTCCATCGGTTGGGGGACCGGTTGCGGTTTTGGTTGAAGTTCTGCCTTCTGCGCGGGGGTCAGCGGCGGACGGTCTTCGAGCTCGCGGATCTCGTCGTCGGTGTACGCGTTGACCTCGCGGCCGATCTTGTAAGCCTCCATCCGGGTCTTGGTGTCGGAGCGGAGGAACCCGTCGAAGTTGACCTTGGCCGTGTAGCCGCGGGGCAGGACGTCTTTCATCGAAAGGCGCTGCTCGAACGCCGACACATAGGTGGCAAGAGTGAAGTCGAGAAGATCCTGACGGCGCTGCTCGCCGTTCTGATAGGTGCGCGACGTGGTGGAAACTCCCAGATCCTCGGGGTCGATACCGGTAGCCCGGGCGATCTCAAGAACGGCGTGCTGTCGCTGGTCTGCGAGTTGGATCTGCTCGGCGTCGAACTGAAGCTTCTTCGCATCCCACGCCGCCCCGACGTAACCCCAAGCCTTTGTTTTTCGAGCCGTTTCCCACTCGTTCAACGTTTCCTGAATTACTTCAATCGGGGCGTCACCCGTTCCCTCCTTCGGAGCGAAATACCCCAGAGGCAACGGATTGTCTGCGTACAACGCTGCGGTCTTGTCCAGCAGCAGACAAGCACGGATCGCGCGCGCGGCGTGGATCAACAGCGGCGGGTTCGGTGAGTCGAAGCGGATCACCTCGGCGTCGGACACCGGAAGGCCGTCGATGTAAACCCGGCCCCCCGAGACGGTGACATGATTGACCGGGACAT